GAAAATGGCCAGAATTAATTACGAAAAATTACAAGACATGGCTTTTAAATCAAAAACAAAACCAATTAGTAATGATGTCAATGATGAACTTAATCCTAGTGGTATCGAATTTACTCCTGACTTCGACCCTAGTAATGACAAATAGAATTCCGTCAGGAATCGCCAGCCTCGGTTGTAAAATGGGCAGAAAGAGAGAGGTTAACAATAATGTTTAACTTTTTATTTAACAACAAACAAGAGGAGAATGTTATGGCAAGAGCTAAAACATCTAAAACAACAAAGGTGAGAAACCTTTTTAACACAGGTAACTCTGTTACTTGGAAGACTTTAAGGTCTAAATTTGACCTAAGGTCACCTGCTTCTATGGTGGGTAAATTAAGAAACGAAGGCATGATGATTTATGAAAATAGAACATCAGCTGGTGTTTCTTACAGAGTAGGAACTCCGTCAAAAGCTGTTATCGCAGCTGGTCAGGCGGCATTGTTCGGCGCTCAAGGTTATTCAGCATAACCTAAATCAGGAGACGGAGGGCCCCTAGGTCCTCCGTTTTCATAACGGTAAACCAAAAGGTTTTTATGAGTAATGATATTGATAGAGATACACACGACCACGATTTAACATATGAGAATGAACAATCAACGGTCACAATACCATTAAGAGAATATGACAAGTTAAAAGAACAAGGTAATTATATTACAGACCCTAGTTTAATTTCTATCATAGATAAATTAGAGGAACTTGTAAGAGCTTTAAGAAAACACATTGTTAGAAAATTTTAATGGGATTAGAACACGGAATATTATTGATGATACTAGGTTGTATTACTTCAATAGTAATCATGTATATTATTTTAATGGTGATGAGTAATGAGAGAATGGATGATAGCGACAGCGACAATACTATTTGATGATACTAAAAATGATTTAAGAGCCTTACCAAAAACAGTAAGATTACAATTATTATCCGTATTATCATTTGTATGGTCAACAGCATTTACTTTATATTTTTACGGTCAAATTTATGCAGATGTTTGGACAGGTTTAGTCATAGGACATATAGCATTAATCATGGCCTCATACTATACATTTAAACAATTTCATAATGTAAAAAATAACAAATACAAATTTGGTACATATCATAGTTACGGTAGAGGCCGTGATTATGTTATATATAGAGATAAACATGGTAATGCTTATAAAGTAAAGTTACCAGAAAATGACCCAGGTGGTGAACATGAATAAATTTATAGACCCTAAAAATCCACATACAGTAGGTAAAAGTTTTTCAAATTTAGGTAATCATGTATTGTTAATAGGATTTGTTATGGCGATAATATTTGTGGTATATGCGAGTTACAAATGATTTTAGTTGACCTAAACCAAGTATTAATATCTAACTTGATGGCACAAACTAGAGGCCAACCAGATAAAACTACAGCTAATGAAGATATGATTAGACACATGGTCATAAATTCATTAAGAGGTTTCAATGTAAAATTTAAATCAAAGTATGGTAAAATGGTGCTTTGTTCAGACGCAGGCGACCCTTGGCGTAGAGATAATTTTCAACATTACAAATATAGTAGAAAGAAAGGTAGAGAAGAATCGTCCTTTGATTGGGATAATATCTTTAATATAATTACAAATATAAAAAATGAAATCAAAGAGAACTTTCCTTATGTCGTTATGTACGAGGCCAAGTGTGAAGCTGATGATATTATTGCTACTTTGGTTAAATATTATCATCAACATGAAGATATTATGATTGTATCTGGTGACAAAGACTTTATACAATTACAACAATATAAGAATGTAAAACAATATGCTCCTATACAAAAAGAATTTGTTGGTGAGGGTATAGACCCTAAACAATTTCTAATAGAACAAATATTAAAAGGTGATAGGTCAGATGGTGTACCAAATATACTATCCGAAGATGATGTATTTGTAACTGGTGAAAAACAAAAACCAATGACCAAAAAAAGAGTAGAAGAATATTCAAATATTGATAATCATACTCAATATATTAGTAAAAACTACAATAGAAACAAGATGTTGATAGACCTATCTATGATACCACCAGCCTACGAGGAAAGTATTATAAATAGTTATCAGAAATATAAGGTCAATGACCGTAGTAAGTTATTGACATATTTTATTGAAAATAAATTGAAGTCTTTAATGGAAAACATTGGTGACTTTTAACATGGAGAAATAATATGGCAGAGCAAAATCCAAACTTAATGTCAAAATCTCAAATGCAGACCATGGCTAGTACATCTGGTTCTGGTAAGTTATTAATGCACGAAATTTTGACTAAAGTTAATAATGCAAAAGATAAACCTAAAAAGATAGCTGTTTTAAGACAACATGATACAGCAGGTTTAAGACGAGTAATCAAGGGCAGTTTTGACCCTAATATTAAATGGGATTTACCAGAGGGTACACCACCATTTATAGCAAACGAAGCACCAGAGGGTACAGAGCATACTTACCTAGAACAAGAGTCAGGTAAATACTGGCATTTTGTAGAGGGTGCGGACACAATCTCAAAAACAAGAAAAGAAACTATGTTTATTCAATCACTAGAAGGCCTATCAAAAGGTGAGGCTGAAGTAGCGATTAGAATGAAAGATAAAGAACTACACAAACATTACAAAGGTCTTTCAGCGGCTGTGGTAAAAGAAGCTTTTAGTTGGAATGACGAATACAAAACAATACCAAGAGGCACTACCTCTGGTGCGTTAAGTATGTAACGAATCAACTGGTGTGGCGTAAATGCCACACCAAAACAATCAAAAAAACAAGTAAATTCAACAAAAAAAAGCGCTTGACTCTAGTTGCCGGATAGTGTATAGTAGTACCATAAATAACTAATTAGAGAGGTATATTATGAAAAAAATGATATTTTTACTTGCGATTGTGTGGTTTGGTCTTACGGCCTTCGCCAATTCAGTAAAAGCAAATGATTCTACTACTGCTACGGTAGCTCATATTATTACACAAAAAATACAAGGTAATAATGTTGATACTTCCGTTTTAGAAGCAGAATTATCAAGACTAGCTTACAATATGTCTTTAGAAATGGTAAGTATTTTAGAAGAACATTTACCATATATTTTAGAGGGTATTGCTCAAGAAATAAGATTAAATGCTGACAGCGAATATAAGTGTTCATTATTAAAAGACACGAAAATAGCTGATAAGGAATGTTCGTAGTAGAAATGATAAACGATATATTACAAAACATTTATGTGTATGTGCCACAAGAAGTTTTAATTATTATTCTTGCTGGTTTAACAATTTTAATCTATGAGAGTGTAAAAAATGGCAAAAAAAACTAAAAAATCAGATGTCTTACCAGGCATACCATTTGAATATGATTTTTATATGGTGTATTGGGAGGATATTCAGAGTGATTCAGGTTGGCGAACTCTAAAAGAAATTCAGAAAAGTAAACCTGCTATTTGTGTATCTACTGGTTGGCTTGTAAAAGAAAACCGAGATGTACATATTTTAATGAGTGATTATAATTATGATGAGCATAATGAGTTGTCAGATGGTGGTAATACAACAGTTATACCAACAAAAAATGTCATTGAAAAATTTTTGATAAAGGGACTATAATATGCCTAGTAAAGAAATTGACCGCTGGTTGAAAGCGGAAATAGAAAAAGTGCCAGAAAAGTTAGTTAGATTTAGGGATAAAAAACTTGAATCTAAAATGGTCTATTACACAGGTAATTGGCACAAAGATGTGATAGCTAATCTTACTCAAAGACAATCAGAAAAATTGTTTGCTAAAATGCAAAAAATTCAATCAGATGGCGGTCTATTATTCTTTCAAAAAAGAATGAAAGATATTAAGATTGGTGAAACAGAATACGATAAACCTGAAGTGATTACAGGTTATCAATATATTGTTATGAGAGAGCGAGGTACGAATGCTTAAAACTATTAAAACAGTATTATATACTTTGATGTCTGTTTTTATTATTGCTACAATCGCAGGCGTATTGTATGCCTATGGTGAGTCAAAAGAACAAAAAGCAGAAATAGAAACACAAGAAATTGTTGACACACTAGAGAAAATATTAGTTGTTACAAAACCAGATTTTGAAAGAGCTAATAATCAAACATTTATTAATAGTGTTGGTGAATGTGTAAATTACATTTATCATACAACAACAGACATCTATCCTGTAAATTTTGAAGTATTACTAGCACAAGCGGCTTTAGAAAGTGGTTGGGGTAATAGTAGATTTGCGTTAGAAGGAAAAAATTTATTTGGTATTAGAACTTATGATTTACGAGAACCACATATGTTACCTAGTAATAATCCTAAAAAATGGGGTGTGAGAGTCTATCAACATGAATGTGATAGTGTTCAACACTATATTGACATCATAAATAATGGTAGTGCTTATGAAAAGTACAGAGAATTAAGAGATAACGGTGTAGAAGATTCTTTACAATATGTTGAAACACTTGGTGCATATGCAGCTGATAAACAATACTTTCCTAAATTAAGAAGTATTATTAAAAAGTTAAGAACAGAATACGATATACCAATTTTAAATTAGGACTTATATGTTTACAATATTAATCACATTTTTAAGTGCAATTTCTATATCAGTAATAGCTGCTGGTTATTCTATTATGGGACTTGCAACACTATTTGCTGGTGCAGTAATACCAATTATAGCAATGGGTAGTGCATTAGAAGTAGGTAAATTAGTAGCCGCCAGTTGGTTGTATAATAACTGGCGTAATCCACTTGTACCAAAATCAATTAAAGCTTATTTAACTTCAGCAGTTGTAATATTAATTTTTATTACATCTATGGGTATATTTGGTTTTCTATCAAAGGCACACCTAGACCAAGTGCAACCAGTATCATCTAATAATATTAAAATTGAATTGATTGATAAACAAATAAACCAACAACAAACAATTATAGATAGGTCTCAAAAGACATTAGACCAACTTGATAAGGCTCTTGACAAATACATTGATATGGAGTATGTTACAAGAGGTCTAAAAGAAAGAAAAAAACAAGAAGAAGAAAGAAACTTACTTACAACAACAATTAATAATGCTAGTGATAAAATAGGTGAACTAACTTTACAAAAAGCTGAACTTGCATTAGAACAAGATAAGATAGAGGCCGAAGTAGGACCAATTAAATATATTGCAGAATTAATTTATGGTGACGAGGCAAAAGACCATTTTGATAAGGCTGTAAGGTGGGTAATTATAGTATTAATATTTGTATTTGACCCATTAGCAGTATTACTATTAATAGCGGCCAATATATCTTTACGAACTAGAAAAGAAGCAAAAGAAGAAGTAGCAAATACCAAAAAGGTAAACCTAACTAAAGAACTTGCAAAAGAAAAGGCCAAAAGTGCCAAGTTAAGAAAAAAAGAAAGAGATTATAAAGGATTTGTCAGAAAACTAGGTGCAAAAGAACTATCAGACCTGGATCCTGATGAAATTAGACTTAAATTAAACCAGATTATGGACTGGAACGAGAAGTCTAAACAACCATAGGGCTTGCCAAAGTGAGAGGAGTGTTATATAATGATTACTATGTTTGATGAACCAACAGAAAGTCTAAAAGTTAGACGAATCAAGAACGCAGAAAAAGCTTGTAGAGATTCTAGGTCCGATTGGGCAAAGAACTTTTGGTATAATGT